CTTATTTCCAAATGTCGAACATGGATTTCTGTCGATAGTTTCTTTCAACATTTAGCTTGGGACTGTGGTAAACCAGGTATTGTGCTTTTTGGCCAATCAGACCCTTTGATATTTGGCCATCCAGAAAATATAAATTTACTTAAAAGTCGTTCTTATTTACGAGAAAAACAATTTTGGTGGTGGGAACAATGTGTATATAGAGAGGAGGCCTTTGTCAAACCGGCAGAAGTTCTAAGGCATTTGTAAGATAAATACACTATAAATAAGGATTTCTCATGGCCGCTCCATTAACAAGAACACAATTCCGAGATTACTGCCTTAGAAGGTTGGGGTTTCCAGTCATTGACATTAATGTTGATGATGACCAAATCGATGATAGAATTGATGATGCACTGAGTTTTTTCTATGATTATCACTATGATGGTACAGAAAAACTCTTCATGAAACATCAAATCACACAAACTGATATTGATCGCCGTTGGATTTATTGTCCAGATGCGGTACTTTTTGTGACCGGTGTCCTTCGTTTCGATGATTCCAATTCTTCAATTAATATGTTTGACCTTAGGTATCAACTAAGGCTACACGATTTATATGATTTCACTTCAGTTTCGTATGTGTCATATGAAATCACTATGCAACACATACAATCTTTGAACCTTCTTTTTTCTGGAACACCACAATTTCGTTTTAATCGTGTACAAAACAAAGTATTTTTAGATATAGATTGGACCAGAGATGTTGAAGTTGGCGACTATGTAATTGTTGAATGTTATCGTAAAATGATTCCTGAAACAGTTAGTCTTACAGGTACAGCCGCACTTACATCCGGCAACACAGCGGTTACTGGAACAGGCACAAGGTTCGACCAAGAAATTGTAGAAAATGATTTTGTAACTTTTGGTTCTGAATCATTACAAGTCAGTAAAATTATTTCACCAACCAGTGTTACTTTAACCACGGCCGCAGCTGCAACAAATGCTGCAGCTACAATGACAGTTTCAGGTCTCACTGATGTTTGGGATAATCGTTTTCTAAAGGCTTATGCTACTGCTAAAATCAAAATGCAATGGGGTTCCAACCTCAAAAAGTTTGGTGGTATACAAATGCCCGGCGGCATCACACTAAATGGTCAACAAATTTATGATGAAGCTATCGAAGAAATTAAAAACCTTGAAGAACAAATGTATAATGCCACAAGTATGCCTAGCGAAATTTTCATAGGATAATTTGTGCCCACTAACCTATTTTTCAATCATTTTCCCAAAAACCAAATAACAAGTGAGCAACTGCTTGTTGAAGATTTGGTCATTGAAGCTATGCAAATTTATGGCATGGATGTTTATTACCTCCCTAGAACTGTCAGAACCGGCAATGAAATTGATTACATTTATGGTGAAGATACATTAAAAGAATATAAAACAGCACACCCTATTGAAATGTACCTCGAAAACGTAACTGGTATGGATGGTGAAGGTGATTTTATTTCCAAATTTGGCCTTGAAATTCGTGATGAATTATCTTTGTTGGTATCTCGCAAACGATTTAAGTATGCAACAAGAGTAAGTCAATTAATAAGACCAAGGGAGGGGGATTTAGTTTATGTTCCTCTTATGAAAAATTTTTTTGAAATTACTTTTGTTGAGAGTGAAAATGACCAAGCAATGTTTTACACACTTGGTCGCGGTCGTGGTGGTAATGTTTATGTGTATGCTATAAAATTAAAACAATTTGTATTTTCAAATGAAATTGTTGAAACTGGTGTGGCTGAAATTGATGAACAAATTCGTGATAATTATTTTCGCACTAAAATTACATTGACAACCGGATCTGGTTATTATTCAAACGGCGAAATTGTTTATCAAGGCACTAGCCTTGCAAATGCTAACTCACAAGCCATTGTTGAAAGTTTTGATTTAGTGAGCGCAAGTAAGCATGTTCAAATTATTCGTGTTCAAGGCAATTTCACCACTGCAAACGTAATTGGTGTAACTAGTGGTGCTACTTGGATGGCCAATGTAATTTCTGATACTGCAACTATGAATGATGCCTTTGAAGACATTGTTGATAATAATCGTATTGAAGGTGAAGCTGATGCGATACTTGATTGGACCGAAACTAACCCATTTGGCGAATCATAATGTTAGGTAACGATTTTTTTAGCCATCGCACAATACGAAAGGTCGTTGTAGCATTTGGTACAACGTTTAATGACCTAATTGTAACTAGAGCCACATCTGCTGGAGTAAACAAAGAGAAGTTTAAAGTACCTTTGTCTTATGGTGCAAAAGAAAAATACTTGACATTGATTACTTCCGACCCAACACTGACGAAATCAATTGCTATAACTCTACCTAGAATTTCATTTAACCTTGATAGTTTGTCTTATGACCCAACTCGTAAGCAAATGTCAACGATTCGTAATTTTTCAGCAAATACATCAACAGCAGTTAAAACACAATTTGCTCCAGTGCCATACAACTTTGAGTTTTCATTATCCATCTATGTAAGAAATACCGAAGACGGAACACAAATACTTGAACAAATACTTCCATTTTTTACACCAGATTTTACAGTTACGGTAGATTTTATTCCTCCAATGGATCAAAAATATGATTTGCCTGTTATACTTAATTCTGTAACATCGAGTGTAGATTATGAGGGCGATATGTCTACCACAAGAACAATTATGTGGGACTTATCATTTACGGTAAAAGGTTATATTTGGCCACCAATTAAGTCTGGTGAAATCATACGTCAAGCAAACACGAATATTTACTATGAACCTCAAAGTTTAGATGGTCAAGTAGTGTATGTTGATTATGCCAACGGTACAGGACAATATCTACAATCAGAAACCATTCGTGTGGATGATAGGCTAGTTTCTGGTCGTGTTCTATATTTTAGTAACAGTAACACAGGTACACTTATAGCCACAAGTCTAAACAAATTACTTGAGGTTGGTGATGTGGTCATTGGTGATATAAGTAACGCATCATTCACTATATCAACCGTAGAAAATACGGCACTTAAACAAACAGCAATAGTTACCACACCAGATCCGTCAAACGCACTACCTGATGATGAGTTTGGATTTATTGAAACGATTACCAATTGGCCTAATACAGTATGAAAAAAATAAATGAAAAATTATCGGAGTTATTTGAAGTTGAACCAATTAAAATAGAAGAACCTAAACTTGAAACAGTTATTGTTTCTGAAACTAACCCTGTCGATTCTGATGCAGAGTTTGCTCGTAAAAACATTCGTGATTTATTACAAAAAGGCAATTATGCCATTGATGAATTATTAATGGTTGCAAAACACTCTGAATCACCAAGAGCCTATGAGGTGGCGGCAAACTTAATTAAAAATTTGTCTGATTTAAATAAAGATTTACTTGAAATTCAAAAACGTAAAAAAGACCTCATTATAGACAAAGGTGGGTTGAAAGATGTAAACATTGACAAAGCTGTTTTTGTGGGTTCGACAGCAGATTTAATGAAACTTTTAAAAACAAATAAGGCATAAAAATGGAAACACTCATAGAAATGATGCGAAAAGTTCTTGCTGAAACTTTTGCTTTGTACTTAAAGGCACACAATTATCATTGGAATGTAGAAGGTATTAATTTCCCCCAATATCATGATTTTTTCGGTAAATTATATGAAGAATTACATGATGCTGTTGATCCAATCGCCGAAGAAATCCGATCTCTAGATGCCTATGCTCCAGGTTCTTTTAGTCGATTCATGGAGCTAACTGACATACAAGACGAATTAAATGTTCCTATGGCTCGTGAAATGGCAGCTAAATTATTAACTGATAATATGATTGTTTTGTCAACTTTAAACATGGCCTTCAAACTTGCTACTCAATTTGACAAACAAGGGCTTGCAGATTTTCTTGCAGGCCGTATTGATGTTCATAACAAACACGCATGGATGCTTCGTAGCATCATTAAGTAATGATTGACACTTATCTTGGAAATTCCAATCTTAAAAAAATTGGAATCTCTATACCATTTACTGAAGAAAATGTTTTAGAATATAAAAAATGCATAGAAGACCCAATTTATTTCATTGATAATTATTGTTATATAATTACACTCGATCATGGCATTCAACAGTTTAAACTTTATGATTGCCAAAAAGAAAAAATTAATTTAATACATAAAGAACGCCGTGTTATCATTATGGAATCACGGCAAGCTGGTAAAACAACCACTGCAGCTGCTTATATTCTTTGGTATACGATTTTTCAAGCCGATAAAAATGTTGCGATATTGGCTAATAAAGACAAAACAGCTCGTGAGATTCTTTCTCGTTATCAATTAATGTATGAGTATCTTCCATTATGGATGCAACAGGGTGTTAAAACTTGGAATAAAGGTGATATTGAATTAGAAAATAATTCAAAAGTGTTTACTGCTGCAACCACTGCAGCAGGTATTCGTTCTAAATCCGTTAACCTTTTATACATTGATGAAGCTGCGATCATCCCAAACAATGTTGCTGACGCATTTTTTACTTCCGTTTACCCTGTTGTCTCCGCCGGCCAAACCACAAAAATTTTAATTACCTCGACACCACTTGGTTATAATCATTTTTGGAAGTTTTGGAATGATGCTGAACATGGCCGTAATGGGTTTGTTACATTGTTTATTCCTTATTGGAGAATTCCAGGTCGTGATGAAAAATGGGCCGAAGAACAACGCAAAGTCCTTGGTGATGTTAAGTATAATCAAGAAGTTTTGTGCCTTTGGGGAGAATCCAAAATAACAGTCAGAGACAAATACACAGGAGAAATAATGAAATTAACAATGTGTGAATTATACGAAATTTTAGAATCGAGGCAAAGTTTATATAAATAGAACGGTAGTCACGGAATGCCAGTTCCCACTACCTCTAGACACTTAAAAATTAAAGCGGAGTATCCAGCTATGTCTATTTATAACCAACCTCAATATTGCACATATTTAACCGTTTATTATGGAAATAAATTACCACAATTTTACATAGGTTCCAGTTTAGTAAAGTACGTTGAAAATGGTTATCACGGTTCAATAAAATCCAAAAAATATAAAAAAATTTATCAAAAAGAATTAATAGATAATAAACATTTATTTAAAACTTTTATAGTAAAAAAATATTATTCTAGAAAATGTGCAATGTATAGGGAAAAACAACTTCAAAAAAAGTTAAATGTTGTTAAATCTGAAATGTATTTTAATATGTCTATCGCAAAAGATTTTGGTTGGTTTGGTATGAAAGTTAAAGGTGAAGAACATCCAACATTTGGAAAAACTTGGAAAAAAACTCCAGAACAAATAGAAAATTGTAGAAAATCCAGTTTAAAAGCTTTTAGTAATCCAAAATATAAAGAAAAAATTAGTAAAATTAGAAAAAATAAAATACCTAAATCGCCGGAACAAATAAAAAATAAAATTGAGCTTTATAAGAAAATTTTAAAATTATATAGTTCTAAACCAAAATTGAAAATAAAATACGATCTCATAGCAAAAAATGGTAAACTTTTAACTTATGAGAGAGCTTTCGCTAAAGAGTATCATAAAGATTTTAATTTATCGTGTAATGGCCTTTACATCATTATAACCAAAAACAATTTAATTAAAAAGATGCTATGAATCAAAATATTGTAATTAATGATTGTTTTGAAATTTTAACTCCTACCGGATGGGAGTTATTTTCCGGTATCAAAAAATCAAAAAAACAAACTTTAAAAATTAAATTCCAATCTGGTTTAGAAATTGCTTGTACTCCACACCATAGATTCATTGAAACTGGAAAAATTGTTCATGCTTGTGAGTTGAAACCGAAATCACGATTAGGTAAAGAAGTAGTCGTAGAAAATAAACTTTTTGAAGATATTGATGTTTATGATCCAATTAATGTCCAAAATGGAAATGTTTATTTTGCTGATGATTTAATTTCCCACAATTGTAAATTTTTAGGTTCGGCACTTACTCTTATTCGAGCTGACATTATTGAACAAATGTCTTTCAATGAACCAATTTATCAAAAAGATGGGTTGGATCTTTATGAAATGCCCGAAAAAGGCCATAGTTATGTTTTCGTGGTAGATACGGCTGAAGGTGTTGGTGGAGATTATTCTTCGTTTGTTATTATAGATATAACAGAAGTTCCTTATAGATTGGTTGGCAAATATAGAGACAATCAAATAGCACCAATGCTTTATCCAACTGTAATTTATAGGAACGCCACAGATTTCAACAATGCTTATGTTTTAATTGAGGTGAATCGTTCAGAACAAGTCGCACATATTTTATATCATGAGTATGAGTATGATAACATATTGTTCGTTCAAAGAGATAGCAAAGGACAAAGAGTTTCTGGTGGCTTTGCTGGCGCCGGAAAGACACATTTAGGTGTGACTACCGATAAAAAAGTTAAAAGAATTGGATGTTTTAATTTCAAATCACTACTTGAAGAAAAGAAACTTCTTGTTTTTGATGCTGATGTTATATCTGAAATTTCTACATTTATCGAATCAAAAGGGTCTTATGCGGCTGATGATGGTTACCATGATGATTTGGTGATGCCGTTGGTGTTATTTGGATGGCTCACAACTAACCCTTACTTTAGAGAAATCACCGATGTGAACCTTCGTAAGGCCGTTTATGAGCAAAGAATCAAACAAATTGAAGAAGATATGTTGCCTGTGGGTTTTATTAATGACGGTCAGCAAGAGGAAGTGACCATTGATTCTGGAGATGTTTGGGGTAATTACAATTTCGAAGAGAGGAATTCTCCGCCTCCAGGGTATCCCAACTCAAAATTATGAAAATACTAAATAGACGATAATGATAATTGATTTTACATATAACTAAAGGAGAAATCCATGGCATTTCAGCTTTCACCTGGCGTAAATGTATCAGAAGTTGATCTGACTACAGTTGTGCCTTCAGTCGCCACATCCGTTGGCGCCTTTGCCGGAGTTTTTGCCTGGGGTCCAGTTAATGAAGTCATCACAATTTCTGATGAAGTTCGTTTGGTTGAAGAATTTGGAAAACCAGATGACAATAATTATGAATACTGGTTTTCAGCTGCTAATTTTTTAGCATACTCAAATAACCTTCGTGTCATCCGTGCAGCAAACTCTGCTACAACAAACACCGCATCAAGTGCTGGTTCTGGTTTGTTAATTGAAAATGAAGATGATTATAATGACAATCATTCAAGTGGCGCAAACACTTTTGGTCGTTTTGCTGCCAAATACCCTGGTGATTTGGGCAATTCGATTCGCGTAGAGGTGGCCGACTCTAATACTTATTCTGGTTGGACATACGCAAATAGTTTCACTTCTACACCAGCAACATCTGTATTTGTTTCAAACCGTGGTGGCGCTAATGATGAACTGCACATTATTGTTCTTGATGTGAATGGCAAGTTTACAGGTACATCAAATACTGTTCTTGAAAAATTTCCATTTGTTTCAAAAGCTAATGATGCTAAAAGTTTTGATGGCTCTAGCAATTACTACAAAGAAGTTCTCAATCAAAGATCAAAATATGTTTGGTGGATGTCTCATCCCGACAGCACAAATTGGGGCACAGTAAATACTAGTTATACACTGTTAGCAACAAGAATTACATCAACACTTGCAAATGGTGCCAATGGTTCAGTAACAGCAGGTAATATTCAAACAGCGTACAATAAGGTAGCAAACCCGGATTCGGAAGAAGTTTCATTAATCATTACAGGCCCAGCAACTGAAGCTACAATTGAAAATGCTATTTCGATTGCTGAAACTCGCAAAGATTGTGTCGT